CTCCGGATTGTCACCAGGTTTACGCAACGTCACGATGTAATCAGGCGCCCCCATTCTACACATGGCAGAATCTTTTACAATTTGCTTATGTAAAAGCCCTAGAGCCTTTGTCCGAGTAGCCTCAATGAGAGGGTCTTTCCAAATCGTGACACGGGAATGCATCACGAATCCAGCATCCTGAAAGGCTCGAATAATGTCACCAGGAAAGTCTTTCATTCCAATAACACCATCCCTGGATTTCGTGAGAGGTAAGTCCATACAATGGACGGATACTAATCGCCCAGGCATTATTACACGATGTAATTCAGCAATTAAATACTTGAAGTGCTGCCAAAACTCGCTATCAGTAGATGAGTTTCCCATATCCCTATCGGAATTTGAGTACACATACAAGCTACTAAATGGAGGGCTAAAAATGGAATAATGAACGCTATCATCAGGCAGCCCTTTCAGCACTTCTACTGAGTCGCCATTATAAATTGCAAATCGGGACTCAATTAACTGATTTAGCACGTTCACGTTGTAGGTCCTCCTTTGCTTTCTTGTTTAACGCTTGCAGCATTGCAAATCCAGACAGAGCGGCTATAGCTTTATCCATGCCTGCATCAACAGCTAATCTAGTCAATTTGGCTGCTTTTAATTCATTGATGTGGATAACCCTTATGTTATGATCCTTAGCATAAGCTAGCTCCAAATTGCACCCGGTTGAGTTCTCCCATCCGTTGCACATTATGATTGCATCACAACCACTTAGAAGGTCAATACACCAGCCTATGCCGGTATCATAATCAACCTTGTTATATAAATGCCCAAACATATGTATAGGTGATAGGAATATGTTATGCGTATCACTGCCAAAAGGTTCCTTTATCGGAAATACACCCATATCGTCCTGCAGCCACTTTAATACAGAGTCAGCATTCTTTTTATTTTTAGCCAATCCTCCGAATGGATGGCTTACGTAAATCTTAGTCATATAACAGCCCTCATTTCTGCCCAGTTAGGTAACACCATCGGCACACACGGATTGTATTCCGTTGATTCCCGCCTAGTTTTAGATAATTCAGTACGAACAGCATCACGGGTTAGCGCAATCATAGCGTCCCTCATTTTAATAGCATCCGCTTCCTTACGTTCGATGTTCGCTTTAACCGCGCCTTCCTTTTCGGAAATTACGATATAGGCGTTCACCTCATGCTTCTGGCCAAATCGCCAGCATCGGCGAAGCGCTTGATAGTACTGCTCATAACTATCGGATAGCCCAACAAATATCATATTGTGGCAGTTTTGCCAGTTCATTCCGAAACCAGCGATACTAGGTTTTGTTACCAAACATTTTAAAAATCCTGAACCAAAACCTAACATCATGCCTTGTTTTCGAGTTGCCTTATCACTACCTTTGACATCCTCTGCGAGATCAATCATTTCTTTTAGAGTGGTCGATTCATCATTAAGGTCGCACCACACTAGCCATTGCTCATTAGATGCATTGACTAAATCAGCTGCTGCTCTACATCTTGATTCAAGAGATGCTTTGCGAGCCCTGCGGCGTTCCAGTAAGGATAAAGTAGGGACATCCTCACCTGTTTTATCAACAACAATTTCATGTACGTGTAACTCAGGCAATTCATAGCCATCATCTTCATAACCCAGGGATGCTGGATTATCTATCACTACTGCCCATGACGCCATCCATTCCCAAAAGGTATTTTCCGCATGACCTTTTAATCGCCATTTAGCGGTATCACTACCATCGTGTGTGAAATACATAGATAGCATCTCATTACGGCTCATGATGCCGAGGAACTCCGCATGATTGCCAAGCTCCATATAGTCATTTGGAGCAGGTGTTGCCGTACACGCCAACCGATATGGCGTATTACTGAATCGATTTATTAAATCCGTACGTACTTTACCAGTAAATGACTTTAGGATACTCGATTCATCAAGCACGACACCTATCAGATTATCGGTATTAAATCGGCCCAATTTCTCATAATTCGTAATATTAACGCCTGGCACAATATCATCATCAGATTCGCATATAGTCACAGGAATATCGAAACGTTCACCCTCGGACTGTGTTTGAGCGGCCACAGCTAGTGGTGCTAATATGAGAACTGATCCACCTGTATGTAGATAAATCTCATACGCCCAGGACAGCTGCATTAAAGTTTTACCTAATCCGCAATCTGCGAATATGGCGGCTTTACCTTTTGCCAAGGCCCATTTAACGATATCTCGTTGGAAGTCAAATAAATGTTTGTTTAACATACCTGCGTCAATAACAAATCCATGAGATTCTGACATTTTAGACTTGGAATTGATGAAAGCGTTATAATTCATCGACAGACGCCTTCACAGATTCATACTCAGTAAGTAATGCCGAGAATTCTGGATTATCTTTTGCAAGTAACCGATACATAGTCAAGCGCTCAGCGTTCTTAGCCTTTTGCTCGAGTTTATTTTCGATGTCCTCTAGCTTAGCTCGATCACTTTCGCGTTTATCGCATTTAGAGGTATCAACAACAGCGATAACCTGCTTAACGATGTTCCCTTTAAAACCTTGCATCCGAACAGTATCGAGGTCTTTTGCCTTTTTCAAAACACGAGCAATGCCTAAGCCGTTTCTTGATTTAACATCAACCCAGTCACCAACACTAATGTTATCGATTGGAACATTTGTATCGGATTCGTAGTATCTGAACCAATATTCATCATGGTCATGAGCTGGCATATTATTTGGCCAGTAGAAATCATCTGTATCGTAAGTAACTAATAGAAATTCCATAAAATATCCTTTCTGTGCTTTCTGTGATATAATCAATGTAGAATATTATTTTTCTAATTTGAGCTTGTTGATGTTGCCGCATCATCAGGCTCATTTTTTATGCCCAAATCCTCACATTCATCAGGAATGCAATAATCTCGTTTTGGACAGGTACTACAATTTCGCAATTTAATCACCACCTTTCAAAGCGCTTAAATCAAGCACCCTCTCAGGCTTTCTAGCTTCCCATGTGTAATAATCTAATCCTGCTTCTTTTAACACATCTGCAGCAGCTCGACCTGTTTGCGCCTCATCAATAATTCTGTAAGCACTTTGTCTAGCATTGCGTACTTTAGTTAGTCGTTCCAAGAACGGCTTTAGGAGCTTACAAATAGCAGCCCCTGCTTTTGGTGGTTCATGATAGAAACTTTTACCCCGACTAATTATGCGATCGATTAAAAAATCCGAAGTTGGAATATTAGCCAAAACGCTACCACCAAATCCCGCTTGCCTAATTTCCATAGCTGCTTTCCGTGCTTCGGATAGAGCATCTTCTAAACGCTTAAAGGCATCTAGTGATTTAATTTCTTTAGTTAATAGCGCTTCGTATTCATCTTCAATTACATCGATTTTGTCAGAGCTAACACGGGATACGAAGTCCCTTACTTTTTGTTTACTGATATAAGGTTTTGCCATCTTCTTTCACCTCCTATTTGTAATAAGGGTTTTTGCAATAATTACCGTGAGTTCTTACTCGCGGGATGTACGTGACATTTTTCTCCTCCTCTGCATCCATTTCGGCTTTATCTTTATAAAAGCCGTATAGGGATATAACGAATCCGATTAACGATTGCAATATAAATTGTTCCCAACCGATTTGGTCTACTTCCAAAGCCCCCATAGAGCCTGCAACGAGGAACGCCCCCAATAACATATAGCCCATAAATTGTTCTCCTTTATAACATCATCATTGATAAAATAGAGGCTACTGCTGCTGCAGCTAAACTTAAATGCATTCCTGCATCAATCCATGTCATGATTTACATCTCCTTTAAACCTTTAAAATACCCAGGATCGTGCCTAAATCCAGAATGATACACAGTCGATACCTGACAATTTGACATGTCGGTACTTTTAACGTATCTAATGGCTTTTTGGATGGCGTTGTCAATTAATCGCGTTTTTAAGTTAGAAAATCCCCAATTTGAGGTGCCCAACTCTTCAAGCTCCATCAGCGCCCATCGTTTTGTATTACATTTTCTGTCGAGGCTATGCTGGAATCCACCTATGATTCCTTTAATTACAGATATTGTGTAACGGTAAGATGTATTACTCCAGTTCATAACGTATCCCTCCTAATGAATTCCTGCGGATTTAAACTCCGCATCAACTACTTTCGCGTCCCATCCAAGCGAATGGACAAGGAACGTCCTAAATCCCTCTTTATCGATGACAAAGCTACGGGATTTCTTACCTGGCGACTGCCAGGCACACGCGCACGGA